CGTATCGCCTTGCCAATGCGGGGCATGTCGTCGGGGCTTCGGACTATTAGCTTCATGCCGGCTGCCTGCGCTTGTTCTTGTGCTTGCGCGCGCCCTCGCACCAAGGGCAGTCGCCGTGACTGCGGCAGGACGAATCAACGCGCTTGCTTCCGTAGTACGGCCGGCGCTTCTCCTTGCCGTGCTGAATTGCCTTGTCCAAGCTCACCGGCCCTCTCCTGCGCTTCCGTCAGCGTCCGAAATGAGCAGATCAATCTCATGCTCGACCGCTTGCGCATGTCGTAGAGGACATAAGCTTCTGGCCATATCTCGGGCCAGCCGTCGTGAGTCGGGGCTTTCTGGTTGATCGCTTTTAAGATCCTCCAGTGTCCATCCGCCGTATTGATCCAGCACTCGCCCCGCTTCGGGCATGTCTGCCAGTCGAGCATGCTTGGCCAGCTCCTCCGCCTTTCGACATATCGCGTCCATGGGCATCTCCGGGCCTGTTGTGGAGCGTCTATGCCATTCCTGGCTCCACAAAATCTGTGCGTGCCAGGCTGCGGCGTATTCGCGTGAAGGGAAGTCGCGCTCTGCTTTCCAGCCGAGGGTTTTCATTCGTGCGCCGGCCTCCCCGTCATCCGCTCCCATTGAGCCGGGGTGACGCATGACCGCTCTGTAACCCACTTGCACGGCGGCCACTCGTCAGGCATCAACTTCGCGGCTTCGGCTGCCTCTTCCACTTGCTCCGGGGGCGGTTGGCTGGCTAGTACGTCACGCAGGGTGAGCGTTGCGACTAGTGCACACATGGCGATGACTGCGGCGGTTTTTGGGTTCATGCCGTCACCTCCCTATCAGTCGTGCGCGTCTCTGTGTCGGGGTCGTGGCCGATGGGGATTAACTGCCAGCCGAAACACGCCCACACCCCGCCGTAAGCGTCGATACGCACGGAGTATTCGGTGCCGAATAACGGGCCATTACTTGACCTCGCCGACCACGCTGGGTCGCGGTAGTCGCACACGACACCCTCTGACGGCGAATGAATGCCCTCAAGCGGAATCACAATGCACCTCGTCCCTATCGGAATCATGCGCGCCTCCTCACCAAGTCTTTAAGCTGCGTCACATTCGCTCTCGCCGCTTCCTTGCTGCTCACGGGGGCGGGTAACTGCGGCACGTTCTGGTACATCGCCTCGTTCTCCCGCTTCTTCGGTTTGCATAGCGCGACGAATTCGGGAAGGCTCGGCGGCCACGCTTCGCCCGATTCCAGGCACGCCATAACGCCGCGCTTCAGTTCGTCACGAGACAACACGGAAAGGCGCCTCGACCACGTTTCCGCTGGCTTCGTGCCGTAACTGCTCGTCCACTTGTGGCCGTAAATCTCCGTCATCCGACCCCAAAGGAAATCCATCAGCGTCGAGGTTGCAGGCTTCTCTGACCCGCTCGACTGCGGACGTTGGTTTTGCAGGGCTTTGCCTGCTATGTCCCCGGCTTTCTGCATACTCGCTTGCCCTCCGAATCCAGTTGCGCCATGTGGCGTTCCAATCGGCCTTCACGCCCTTTTGCCCCGGCTGGGCTGTCCAGTAGTCCCGGAACTTGGGCAACTCTTGGACTTCCAGCGGAGGCGGCTTGTGCTGCATGTCCGGCCCCGACCAGTTTTCCGGCACCCAGTCAGCAGGGAGGCGTGAACCGCGCCCAACTACCGAACGCAGTGAGGTAGTTATATGGCTATGGCTATGGCTTAGCTTTTCGTTGGGTTCCGTTTCGCTTTCGTTTTCAAAACCCAGTGGGTTTTTTTTGGGTTTCCTTGGGCGCCCCCCGAGCTTCCCGTTTTCGCGATTGCGTTGGGTTGTTCTGTCGGCCTTCAGAAACTCCTTGTCCGCCCTCGCATGCGTTAGCCCTTCGTCGGTGCACACCCAAAAACGAGCGTCCACGGCGTCCACGGCGTCCCGCTCCTGCTTCGTCTCGGCACGCAGGAGACGGTACAGTTCACGGCCCGAAGGCAGCGGCCTTTCAGTCGCGTAGTAGTGCTGAAGCATGAGCAGGTAGGCGCCGTGCTCAGCCAGCGACAGCGCGGCCGTATCGCGCAGGTAGTCGCCTATGTAGAGTTTGAAATAGATCACATTACGCCGCGAACAGATCGCCGGTCTGCTTCGTGGCGCCGTCGATGTTCGCCTTCGCCTGCCGGTAGTAGCTTTCCTTCAGCTCTACCCCGACAAACCGGCGCCCCATCTGTACGCTGACGTAACCTTCGGAGCCGATGCCCGCAAACGGGGACAGCACGATCTCGCCGGGGTTGGTCCAGAGGTCGATGCCGCGCCGGATGACTTCGAGCTGCAACGGGCAGATGTGGCGCTCGTCGTCGTGCTCTCGGGCGCTCATGTACTGCAAGGTGTCGTTGGGGTCTATGTCCATCCAGATGGGCGAGGCGATGCGCTGCCACTTCTCGACGGGGTAGTCCTTGGGATCGTGCTTCACGCGCTCCACAACGTCGCCAGGGGCGCGCATGGTCACGAGGTAGTCGGGGATGCCCTGCCGGCTCATGCTGGCGTTCTCACGCACCGTCTTGTGCAGAAGCCCCAACGCCTTAGTGCGCTGCATGGCGGTCACGGGGTCTTTCCAGATCACGACCTCGGAATGGAAGATGAATCCGCGAGACTGGAACAGCCGGATCAGGTCTCCCCGGAAGTCCTCAAGCCCGATATATCCGTGCTTGACCTTGCTCGTCGGAAGCAGCATGCAATGGAAAGACACATCGCGACCGGGCTGCATGACGCGGGCCAGCTCATCGGCCAGAAAGCCGAAATGCTCATAGAAATCCGACGCATTGCGGCAATTCCCCATGTCTCGCGGGCTGTTGCTGTACGTGTACAGGCTGATGAACGGCGGGGAAAAAATGCTGTAATGCACGGACTTGTCCGGCAACCCCTTGATAACCTCGACGCAATCGCCGTTGTACAGGCTCCAGTCGTCTCCGTGTGCTTGGTCTATGCAGTGCATGATGCCTCCCGCAAGAATGCCGGCACGCGGATCGCGGTGTCGGCTTTGTATTGATTGGTTTCCCTCAATGAGCCCAGCACGGCTTTCCGCACTGCGGCCAGTGTCTCCGCAGACAGCGCCGACGCCATCGCTTTTGCGTCCGACTCCTTGCGCTTCAGGTTCGCCAGGATTGTGGCTTCTGCCTCACTGACGTACAGATGGGCAGTAACTTCTTTGCGCTGCCCGAAGCGCCAGCAGCGACGGACGGCTTGGTAATACGACTCCCAACTATCCGACACGCCGACAAAGGCGATATTGGCGCAGTGCTGCCAGTTCAGGCCCCATCCGCAGATCGAAGGCTTGGAAATCAATACGCGGGCGCGGCCTTCGGCGAAATCGCGCAGCCTTGCCTCTTTCGTTTCGGCGGGGTCAGCGCCGGCCACTTGTACTGCCCCGTCGATAGCGCGATGCAGCGCATCGCCCTCGGCATTCAGCTCGCACCACACGACCCACGGGCCGGGGGTGGAATTGACCAGATCGGCGCATTCCTTAACGCGACCGTCCATGCTGCCCTTTCTGGCGGATCGCCTCTCAGAAAGGGTCATGGCGCCGCCCGCGAACAACTGCCCAATCACGGGCTCGGACGCGATGATGTGCTCGACGGTATGCAGTGGGGGCAGGTCATAGGCCGATGCGTCATGCCCCAGGTCTGCGGGGCTTCGGACCATCGCGCCCCACGACGCCACCCATCGCCAAAACTCATTTCTTGCATGCCCCTTGATGCGCCAAACCTGAGTCTCGCCTCCGTCATGGACAAAATACTCGGCGAGCATTTCAGCCTGCGTCCGAATGCCTAAGAATTGCGCATGCGTGCCGAGCTCCACCCAGTCATTCGGGGCCGGGGTCGCCGTTGCGCATAGTTTGTATGCAGTGCCCCGGAAGGCATCCATCAAAACGCCTAGCGTCTTGCTGGTGTGGTGCTTGATGATGCTCGATTCATCCAGCACGACGCCGACGAACTGCGATGAGTCAATGAGGTGCAGCCGGTCGTAATTGATGACGTTCACGCCGTCTTTCGCGTCGTCCATTGATCGGCAGTGAGTAACGGTCACGCCGATTGACTCGCCCTCCAATACGGTCTGCTCCGCCACCGCGAGCGGGCATAGAATCAAGACCATGCCGGCATTTCTGCGGGCGATTGTGTCGGCCCACGCCAGTTGCATGCGCGTCTTGCCGAGTCCGGTGTCAGCGAATATCGCCGCCCGCCCCTTCCTAAGCGCCCACGAAGCCAGATCGCCTTGATGCGGCATCAGTTGATAAGCCGCGTCGAATTCGGATCGATCCACTTCAATGCCTTCTGTCGACGTGTGCGCTAGTTTGCGCGCTACGAAATCCCCGTATGTCATTGTTATGTCCAGACTTGATCGCTGATAATTCGGCTGATGGTGTTCTGCCGAACGCCATACTTCGCGGCCAATTCGGCCTGCTTAGCCTCCCTCGCAAAATAGGCGCGGCGGATTTCTTGGGCTTTCGCCCGCGTCATGTGGCGGTAGTGGCTTTTGGGCCTCACAGTAGCACCCACACAATCAACCCCCACAATGCCAGCCCGCCCGCAATCGCGAGGGGCAGCGCTTGAAAAAACCCGAAATCGTCACCGGCTGGGGTGGGGAGGTCTTCACGGCTGGCCGTTAATGTGACAACTTCGGTTGCCGCTAATCGTTGCGGCTCAATGTTCTGTGTGTGCTGGCGCACAGACTGGCGTTTGATCATGCCACTTGCTCCCGCTGCAACCTTTCGGCTTCCATCAGCGTTTCCGCTACCAGCTTGATTTTGCGCTTCTTTGCGGCACTCAAGACGGCGGGCCAGTGGGCGGACGGGATGCCCCGCTCGCGGCGCCACTTGGAAGCCAGGTCAATAGTCACCCCAACATCGCGGCTAAATTCCGCCGTGCTGGGCCACATCAGGATAATTTGTGCGAATGTCATGGGCTACAGCATAGCCCCCATGTCTACCGATAGCAAGCATGCACGCGACATTTATTTTCAGAAATATAGACGAAGGGACTAGACAGCGGTAGCCGTGTCGTCTATTATCTCCCCACACACAACACACCAGCCCGATGTCCGGGCTAACGCAAAGCCCGATGGGGCTGGGAGAGATGGGATGAGCCTACCGCCGATTTTCTTTGAGCTTCAGCGCGCCATTGCGGCTGCGCGGTCCCGG